ATCAGATTCCTTGCAGTTTCAATGAATTTCTTTCAGATTTAATCTGATCCCTTGCTGTCTCAATAAACTCTATCTCAATAAACTTTTTTTACAGCTATATACTTTTTTTTTACCCACCTTTTTTATAGATATAAAGATAAATATAAAAATAAGGTAGATGAAGATAGCTCTTGTTATGGCAGGGTTGCCTAGATTTTTTGATAGTTATACATACAATACAATTAAAGAGCATTTCTTAGATAAATATGACTGTGATGTATATGCTCATTTTTGGTTTAATGAAAATGCAGATGATACATATATAGTATCACATTGGATACCAAAAAATGTATTTCCAAAAGATACTATTACTAAGTTCCGTGAATTATACAAGCCTGTAAGGGTTGAATATGAAAATACAATGACTAAAGATGAATCATCTACTAATGAATGGTATATAATGAAATCATTGTATACTTCAAAACAAAAAGCATTTAATCTAATATCAGACGTTAATCAGTATGATTTCATAATAAATATGAGATCTGATTCGGTTTTCCTTCGAGTACCAGACTTAGCTAACTTTGATAAACTAAAAATACACGCTGTATTACAAAATGAAGATAAAGGTGTATATAATGATTTAATTACTATTCTTCCTGCACAACTAGCATCAAGATTTTATAATACGGTTGATTCTTTTGACTCGTTATTCAATAAACAATCAATAATATACGGAGAAGACGTCTATAAGGCTATACTCGTACATAGTAATCTAATAAATTGTGTAATCAATTATAACCGTAGCGAGTTTAGTATGGCAACACATAGACAAGGAGGATATTTGCAAGTCTGTGCTAATGATCCTGATTGGTTAAAAATTACAGATAAACTTATAACATAATTTATTCTTATTGCATATTTAAACTAAGCCTATAGCCACTTATTTATGTTAACCGTCCTTATAACAACAAGTGGAACAGGATCTCGACTAAATCATTTTACTAAATACACTAATAAGTCTTTAGTAAAATTAGGAGATAAACTTGCAATATGTTATATTATTGAACAATATGATGAAGACACAGAATATATCATAACACTTGGTCATAAAGGGAATCTTGTTAAGGACTTTTTACTTTTAGCTTATCCAACTCGTACATTTATCTTTGTAGAGATAGACAAGTTTGAGGGTCCTGGCTCAAGCTTGGGGTATTCAATGCTAAAAGCCAAGGATCATCTACAGAAGCCATTTGTATTTCACTGCTGTGATACAATTCTACAAGAAAAGATTAGATTTACTGCATCTAACACCGTTTTTGTTGCAAAGAATGACGACTATCAATCGTATGCAACTATCATAACATCTGGAGATAATGTAATCTGCTTGAACAAGAAGGGAGAACCAAAGAATGATTATATTTACATTGGTATTGCATACTTCAAAGATTTTAATATTTTCTGGAGCAAGCTTGAGGCAATCTACTTGTCTAACCCATCTGATAGTTCTCTGAGTGATATTCATTCAATTCAAAAAATGGTACAGGATTCTTATCATTTTACATATTCAGTTGTCTCGAGTCATTTTGATACTGGAAATATGAAGAGATACAGTGAAGCACGCAACTATTTTAAATCAAGCTATGATATTCTTGAAAAAGATAATGAATCTCTTTGCTTCTTTAATGATCGTGTTATTAAATTCTTTCACGACTCTGATGTGAATACAAAGCGTGTACAGCGAGGAAAATCGCTCTACCCTTTGTGCCCTAAGATTCTTGATTCAAAGAATAATTTTTTCTGTATGGAGCTAATACAGGGATCAGTTTTATCTGAATATTACTCATATGGTGAAATCTCAAAGCTACTTGAATGGGCCAAAGTAAATCTATGGACTAATAAGATTTTCGATGATAAGTATAGGTCAGTCTGTTCCTCATTTTATTACACAAAAACACTTGATCGTATTAATAAATTACCTTTTCTTTCAACTGAAGTAAGAACTATTAATGGTATAAATACAGGATCAATTCAAGATTTATTGGCTCGTGTTGACTTTAATTCATTATGCACAAGTGAATTTTCACAATTTCACGGAGATTTTATTCTCGAAAATATCATAAAGAAGCCAGATGGATCCTATAGTCTTATCGATTGGCGCCACGAATTTGGTGCAGAAGTTCAGTACGGAGATATGTATTACGATCTAGCAAAGCTAAAACATAATATAATCTTTAATCATAAGAACATAACGAATAAACTATTTACAGTTGAAGAACACGGAAACGGTATTGTTGTTGATCTGAAATGCAACTACTTTCTAATAAAACAACTCGATGACTATAATGAGTTCATTAAGAAGAATGCATTTGATTCAAAAAAGATTGATATATTAATGTCTCTTATCTGGCTCAATATGTCATCATTATATGAAGAGCCATTAAGCAAGTTCTTGTATTACTTTGGTAAGTTTAATTTATTTATACATTGTTAGATACCCTCCCATACGCATCTTCAAGACGTACAACATCCCATAACTCATTTGTAGAGGTCTCCATATATAAACAATCTTCCACTGCTTCCATTCTGTGAACAGTGTAAGGTTCGATTGTGATTGTCTCTCCAGGAACATAGACCTTGCTTGTTAGATCTTGAAGGCTCGTACCAATAGAAATAAGTAGACTGCCAGTCAGGACTACAATCGTCTCCTTCTTGAGCTCGTGATACTGAATGCTACACTTGTGGCCCTTCTTCATAAAGAGCTTCTTAACTACATATTTATCATTGCATTCTACAAGTTCTTCATATCCCCACGGCTTCTCATTCTTTGTAAAGAGAAAACGATCAGGAATTGTAATACTCTTTGATGCAAGATCAACATTTTCTAGACCCTGGTTTCTAACAAGGTTTACAGCGTAGGCAGTATTCCTAGTACCATTAGTCTTTCTATCATTTAATATTATACGATCACCATTAGGAAGTCCCATCAAGAGATCATCATATACAATTCCATATTGCTTCAACTGTGCTTCTGTTGCAGATCTAGTGGACTCTTTGCGACCTGTTGTCAGGATAATACGGTAATTTGCACGATCCCAGCTGCGAATTGCAGTTAGAACACCAGGTAAAGGTCCACTCAAATCTGAGAAATTCTTTGTTATATCTCCTGTATGAGGTACTAGTGTTCCATCAATATCACAAAAGAGTGTCTTGGGTGCTGACATATACTCAAGTATCCATTTGGATCTTTAGATATTATAAGTTTTCTATGAATTGTCTAAGAGTTGATTTAATACTAGTATCTAAATTTGGGTAATTATTCTTAATCTCAATAAATTCAGGGTTGCTAAATACATAGTGGCCGCAAATGAGGATTAATAGATCTTTATCCTGGTATGGATCAAAATTAGAAGAAACCCATTTCATCCATTTGCCTGAAGAAAAGCAAATCTGAAAGAATTTATCATAATGCTCAGTGTTTTCCTTAAAGGCATTGAGGCAGACTCGAGTCTCAATCTCACCAAGTTGCGGTGCAATATTCAGATTCTGTAGACCTAGAGCTTCCTTTTGCGCTACAGTCTCTTTTGAAACCCAATCCCCATTATGCTCCTTGGCAATAAGACCGAATCTGTTTACAATCGCTAACATCTCTGTTAGTTTATCTGCATCAAACTCGCCAGTGTTAGTCTTTTCTAATAGCTTTGTTCCGCACTGTATAACAACATACTTGATAAGCGCAAACTGTTGAGGTAGAAGTGCATTCTTAAGATCAGTTAAAAAAGATTCAAGCTCACTTGTTGAGATTGGGCGAATACCCTCTTCAGTTCCAACTTCGTACTGAATAGTTTTAGATTGTGAATATGAGAATTGTATCATTTTTATAGTGAATGCAAGTGCATCATTATATGATGGGTACTTTTTCCAAGGATCAATATGAATTAAATTAAAATACTTCAAATCATAAAACAATGACTCAAATCCATCATCGTCCTCTTGACCTTGCCCTGGTCCGCCATGATCTCGTTCAATGAATACATTTGAAAGGTTTCTAGACCTAACATACCCTGAAAAGTCTCTAGTGGTCCAGTTATTTACATAACCGCCGGTAAAGTCAATCTGGCGACGACTCGGAATAAATGTCCACTCTTTAGTTGACCCTTCTGCAATCTCAAGAACCACATCCACTATGTTTTTGCTCATCGGTCCAAGGAAAAATCGCATCCTACAAGTGATTATCTTAGATATTACCAATTTTTACGCTTTAAAGGGTAATAACTATAGAGTAGTATATAATGAGGTATGCTCTCTGTTTGCGTGGAATAAGCTTTTTAGAAGATTATACATTTGATAATCGTGGCAATATGAGCGGATACACGATTGATTTTTCACACACAATTGAATCTTTTTATAAGAATATTATTAACCCTCTAAGAGAACAAGGGCATACTGTTGATATCTTTTTTAATACATATTCCTCAAGTAAATTAAATGAATTTGTAGAATTAGTGAAGCCCGTTTCTGTCAAGCAAACACTTTATAATTCACATATAATGCCTGGAAATTGGACAAATATCTTCGATATCATTATTAATTCAGCACTTCTTGTTTGTGAATATCAGAATGAACATAATTTTGTATATGATCGCATTATGCTTACTCGCTTTGATGAATATATGCTGCAAAACATAACAGAACTATATTTGCCAGAAACACTCTGCACAATAAGTCATATGGATGACAATTTTCATTATTTTCCTGGAGATTTTGTAGATACCTTTGTATTAACACTTTCTCAAATGAAAAGCGAAGGAAAGATTACACACGAGCTACAAAAGACTCTTACCCATAAAGGCATCCAGTGTCATCGTATGTATCCTTCAATTGATATTAATACATCGTATCCATTTTACAGAAATATAAGGCATTTTACAACAACGCCTGGGCATTACTTTTATGAGTGTACCTTGGAAGAGATTCTAACAAATCCTGAATCTAAATACTATGGATTTAGATACAAACCAAATACAGAATTTACACCAATCTAAAAGGATCGAAGTAAATACTTCGAGTCCTTCTTACAAAAAAGACAATCAATCTGTGCAAGAACATTATTAATATAGTGAAAATCTATCATATCAAATAGTATAAATCCTCTTTCACTCATAAATGCAACAACTTCTGCTAACAAAGGAGAGCCTTTATTATATTGATGCAGGCTCACTTCGAGAAGTACAATTTCAGCATTTGCCATTGATACAGGCGCTCCTTCTAAGATTAGAAGCTCTGAACCCTGAGTATCAATCTTAATAAAATCAGGCAATTGAAGTGAATTCTCTTTTACAACCGTATCTAGACGCTTCATACTCCTCTTTTCAACAACACACGTTGAATTTACATCATAGTGTTTTGAATTCTCAATAAAAATAGAATTGCCTGTGGTATATTGAAACTTTGTCTTATAATACTCAACTTCCTTTCCATCTTCATTTCCAAATACCTCAAAAAAACTAGGACTTTCTGTAAGAAACGACTTTTTATCTAAATCTGCTTCAAACTGAAAATATATAGAATCAGGAAATATAGGCTTTACCTCAGCAGTCCACGTACCTTCGTGCGCACCAATATCATAGATTACTTTTGGATTAAAATTAAAAAGATCACGAAGAATACATAAGCGCTTACTAAACATATGTTTTATATCAGTATTAGAAGTTTAAACCTTTACATATTTAGCTGCTCATTATCATCTTTTATATTTGACTTTTCTAATAACTTATTACTCCTTTGAAAGAAGTATGCTGGATCTGACCAATAAAATTTAAAGCTTGGAAATGTTTTAATCATATGGCAAAATAAGTAGTCAATTGGCGCACAATAATCTACATTTCTATTGAACCAGTCTAATTGCTTAATAAGGCCTTCCATTGAAATAACAAGTGTATCTGTTGAACGAGTGCTCCACTGTCTTTCAAGTCTTACCTTATCACCAGGTTGCGTAAAATCTTCTGTATATCCAAGATTCCACATTTGGACTGCATCTTCTCCAGTACTACCATAATGTACCAAGTCCCAAGAACCCTCATTTTCTTTTAATTTACTAAATAGATCACCCACATCTAAATGATTAGGAAGTAAGTCAACATCACTTTCAAAGATGCAAAACATCCCATCAATAAAATTCTTTTCAATATCTTTTAGAGTTTCAATATAATTGAGCGTTAAAGATAAGTCAGCTTTTCTTAAAACTGTTCTATTATGCCCAGGAAATATCATACTATAAGGAGTATTCACATACTTATGCATCATTTCATCGGTTATTGTATGCTTATATGTTGGACAGAAGAATTTAACTTTGTCGCGATTTATATTAAGTTGAGTGATCCAATTATTTAAAAACTCATACCGAGCAGGCTCAAATTCGGGTGAGCAAATAAAGTGTATCTTATTTATAGGTGAAAACATATCTTTATTTTCAAGCAGTACACGACAATCCTTTGCAATTTCATCGAGTGTTCTCCAGTGCTCATTATTAGCATACACTGGCTGAGATCGAATATGATTATATTTATTATCATCCATAATGCATTCAAGCATAGTATTAATAATAGATGCCATTTCTTCTATTGAATCAGATTCCAAATTAAAAAATCGATCTTTATTGAAATAATCAGTAACTCGAGGGCTACCCCAATAAACAGGAATCGTATTTGCAAGAAGCCCGTGGCAGATCTTTTCAGTTATGTAAGTATCCTCACGCGAGTTTTCCATTGATACAATAAACTTGAACTGAGATACATACTCAAGAAACTCTTTTGTCTTGTATTCATGCTGCAAATTTCCACCAATATTATTTCTATAGTGGCCTGCATATGTCACCTTAATTCCTGTTGATTCTACCATCTGTAAGAATTTATTTCTTATTTCACCATTTGGATTTGAAATAATCGCAAGGACTTCATTACGAGGCATTGCTACCGTATCAGGTAAAGGCTGCTTGAGCCGATCTGTATAGTTATTACAATACAGATATGAAACAAAGAGAGGACAGTTTACAATATTCTTATGATTTCTCATTCCGTGAAGTACAATAGTATATTCATCTGTATTAGGGTGAATGCGAGACTCGCCTGAATACAGAATACTAAACTGCCATTTTTTTGCTTTAAGAACTGAATCTCTATAAATTGTTTCAAGTAGAATCTCACTATCTTCTAGAGTACCAATTGTACACTCTGTCTTAAAAATCTTAGTACAAAGATCCAAAAAGAAATCAACGTGATTCCCATTAGTTTTTTCAAAGAACCCTGACCAAAATGCATTAAAGTATATGCGCATTCTGCTTAAAAGCTATAGATAAAGTTTAAGTAGAATGAAGGTTGCTTTTATTTCTAATAAACTTACGCTTAGAGGAACTGAAATTGCACTCTACAATTATGCAGATTATAATGAAAAATATCTGAATAATGAATCTATTATTATTACTCGTAGCTACGACTATCTTTTTGCGCAAAATTCACTCTTTATTCATCCTGATGCTTACACAAAGTTCAATAAACGCTTCAAGGTTTTTTACTATGAACATGAATCTGATATTGAAAGAATTGTAGCCAATGAGAATGTTCAAGTAGCATTTATTGAAAAAGCAGGAAGTTGGGATAACATTATGCCTCGTAATTGTTATAATATTATTCATTGTGTATTTAGCACATTACAGCCACACGGTAATGTCTATTGCGCATTACACGAATTTTTAAATGATATATGCGAAACAAATGTCCCCGTTATCCCGTATATGGCCACGATTGAAGAGGCTGAAGGCGATTTACGTGAATCCCTAGGTATCCCTAAAGATGCAATCGTTTTTGGAACTTATTCAGGAAAGGAATGCTTTGATATTGACTATGTACGAAAGGTAGTTGAGACTGTTGGTTCAGATCCTGCATTTTCTAATATCTATTTTATTTTTATGTACATTGATCCATTTGGATCTCCATCCGATCATATCAAGTTTCTTCCTGGAACAAGTGATTTGATCTACAAGAGAAAATTCATTAACACTTGTAATGCTATGCTTTATGGTCGAAATGGAGGTGAGACATTTGGCCTTGCGTGTGCTGAATTCTCACTCTGCGATAAACCTATTATTGGTCGTGCTGAAGAACATAGCCGAGCTCATTTGATGATTCTTGGCGATAATATGATTAAGCATACGAATTATGATGAACTTTATGAAATTGTTACTCAGTGGCCCAAGCATAACAAGGATGTAAGTAATAATGGTTATAAGAAGTATACACCTTCTTATGTTATGAATATTTTTAATCAGTATCTACCTAAGTAAAATGAAGTAGTGAATAGTAGAATGAAATTCCTACAAATTGGAGCTTCTCATCCACGGAATGAAGAATTTTTTCAGAGACTCTGTGCTAAACGAGGATATGAATATTATCGTTCAGGAGATCCGAACTGCCCTGATAGAGGGTTTGACCTTGTATGGTCGCCTGGACACTGGTTCAATCCTGATCGATTTCCAAACTCAAAAATTTTATATGGACCGCAGTTCTGGGTGTTTCCAACTCCTAGCCATCCTATGTTTTCTGAGGCTCGCCCTGAGCACGGAAATCGCTGTATCTTTACTTGTTTATCGCCTTGGGTTCAGACACTGTATCACGAATTTATGGATATTTCGGCATCTGCCATACCTTTCGTACCTTTACCCTTTGGTGTCAATATCCCACCTCGTCTGGAAAAAGGAGAGTGTGAACTTGACTGCATCGTATATTTTAAGAATCGCGACCCTGCACTTTTACAGTTTGCAACTGAATTTCTGCAGATGAAAGGACTTCGGTTTCGTGTCTTTTCATATGGATCCTATAAGTTAGACGACTATTGTAGAGCTCTTACAACGTGTAGATTTGTTGTCTGGATTGGCACTCACGAATCACAAGGATTTGCTCTTCAGGAGTGTATGGCATCCAACACTCCTGTCTATATCTATTCTGTAAAGACGATGAAGGAAGAATTTGCTAAGGGTCAGTGGTGTTATGACGGGTATTTACAGCCATTAAATGCGATAACAGCGTCCTATTGGGATTCAAGGTGCGGCCACATCGTTTCATCTCAAGAAGAATTCTGTCGTGAGTTCGATGGTTTTGTTGGAAATCTGAACCAGTATAAGCCTTGGGAGTTTGTTTCTGAAACACTTTCTGATGAGGTGTGTTTTAAGAGAATCTGCGATGCATTTGGTATTGATGCCTGAGTATCGTGTAGCTTTTACTTTATGATTAAAATGCCTCCAGCCAAGGCGCCCTCTCATCCTGCGGCAACTCAACCTCATCCATCAATTCCGTTGCAAGCCTGATTTTTTCTTCAGTTGGTAAATTCTTTTTGGATAAGCTCGCAATCTGCTCCTGAAAGTACTGCTTTGTCGATGATGGTGGCTTAATCGTCTCATCAAATCCAACGAGTACATTAGCCAGACGGCTCAGATGGCCCTGCGCGCACATTCCAACAGACTCATAACACTCCTCCCACAACCGCTTTGTAAGCTCAAGACGAATGTCTCCCTCATACGTCTTGATCTTAGCCCAGATTCCTCGTAAAGTCTTTCGATACTCAAAATCTCCCTTCTTAATAACCGTTCGGCAATTACCCCACTTTTGCATATCTTCGTAGACCGGTGAAATAAGCTCAATGCACTCAGGAAATAGACTTATCCAGGCATTAAAGATCTCATCTAGAGTCTTCTGACCCTTTGGAATCAGTGTTTTGCGAATAATTGTAATCCCATCATTTGTCTGATTTACAACGGCCTGAGTGTGGACATTTTGACCATCATCGGCAAGGCCTGCAAGCCCGTCCTTCTTGAGCAACTTCTTATTCTCAAACTCTTCAGTAATCCAAAGATCAAGAAGATCATAGAGTCTCTTACGAACCTCATAGAATGCTAGAAACTGCACCTCATACTCTAACCAATGCAGTTTATAGTTATCATCTGCAGTACGCCTTCTAGTCCAATTACCCTTCTTAAGCAAGTAAAGATAATCATAGACTTCCTTCTCAAAATCATTTGCAAGCTTTAGTCCAAAGTGAGGATTCTTATTTGGATTCAGATCCTTACTCTCAAGAACTTCATCCACATATTGCCAAATTACAGACATTAAGGTATCATAACTTTCATTGTTCACCCACTTTGATGAAATTATAGGTAGGTATTTGTCTTTTAGATTCTTAGAAGGCATTGTATAATTACATACCTTTTTGAAAGGCTTTGATTGCGATCAATTTTTACGTTTAAATAGTAGTAGATAGGTGTAAGAAATGAATTCAATTCTCCCACTCGGAGCCCACTGTAATATAACCTTTGCACTGCAGAATCTAAAACTAAAAAAAGAGACCTCTCTCTTTGAATGGTTTCAATCAGATTCTCTTGCAACCATCACAAAGGTAGTAAAAGCAATACATCAAAGGATCGATCCAGGGCTTGTCAAGGGTCTCAATAAAAACATTCATTTATTAACTCCCGATTCAGATCTTTTCTCACACCACTACTCCGTACTTGAGTACAGGCCTATTTTTCAAAGGCGAGCCAAGCGATTCTTGGATACAGTAAAGCAATCGAATCGCCTGCTCTGTATTCGTTTGAATCCGTATGAGCGAACTACATCGCTCAAAGAAATTAGAGACTTTGTTTCCATTATCAAAGAAATCAATCCAAGTGTTTCCTGCACTTTTCTTTTGATCAGTATCGTTCCTGATGCTGAGACATTTTTGCCAATGGAACTCGAGGGTCTTGTTCACAAGTGCTTTCTAGAAAGAGACTATATCGACAAGTATATGCAAAATGAGCCTATTTTTTACGCTGCCTTGAAATCCTATCTAGTGGAACTAGACTGGCCTTTAGAAACTGTAGAAATGGAATTCACAGATAAATCATAAAAATATCTTATACCTTGTTAGTCATTAGAATGACGTATAAAACGAAATATAGAATTTATGTTCTATGTCCCATTCTTACTGCACTAAAAGCTAAAATGCACTATAGTTTACTTGATACACTTTGTCGCGAGAAGCAAGCAAAGTGCGTATATGAAAGTGAGCTATCCCACACTTTTATTTACGTTGTTGAAATCGGTAAAGATATGGTTCTTGACTTTGTTAAGTCCCTTCCAGCGCCACTTTCAATTCTGTATATTCATTACGGCTCCGATTTAATTTACATCAATTGCCCTATTTATAAGTGTAAATATCCGTGCTATTCAAATAATCCCCTAGAGATTGAGCTTTATTGGGCTGCAACCAAGATTGAATGGGCTTCTCTCAGATCTAATTCTCGCGAATATACAGTGCATCACCCCAATTTGCACCAGTCATACATATCTGAACGCGACTTAGCCCGTGACCTTGTAAAAATACATCAACCTCCGTCAATTCACTGCATCCCTGATACACCTGTGCTGTGTTAACTTCCGTATAAATTGCATCTGCATAGTTAATGTACTCACCCATACTCTTCAGAACATCTAATTCCTTTCCCTGAATATCAAGATTCCAAAAATTGCACTCCTGAATCGGAACTTGATTCTTCTCAATATAATTCCTACCTGTCTGTGTCATTACCTTCCTGTTTTCACTTATGTAAATATGAGGATAATGTGTTTTGTGAGTGCCAAGAGGCAGAAGGCTCGATGACTGTCCATTATTCGTAATATGAAACTCCACTTCCTTTTCCTCGTTATCTAGCGCAGCACAGACTACATTTGGAATGCCCTTTGTATTCATCTGATCAACCTTCTCTTGAATTGCATCCACCCAGTATACCTTTGATCTCTCAATACCCTCGTTTTCGTAAGCCTCTAACTCCTCACATTCGTGAGCACCAATATGAAGAATACCCCTAGGAATCTTTCCATAATGCAACATTGAGACGCAACAATTTGAAAAGGGAATTAACATACCGGTTTTCTACTCCTTTTTTATCTTGCTAGTCTTTAGACAGAAAAATGAGTCTAGTTAAATACATGTTTGCTCTCTATATGTCTGTAGTTGATGCAATTATTTTAACACTACTCAAATCAAAAAAAATTGGAATGATTGAAGGCATTTGGGTCTTTCCTCTTGCCTTTATTGTGTATGGATTTCAATCTATAATGTTCTATATTGGCTTAAGCTTCGGTTCAATGACTGTTCTAAATGTTCTTTGGGATGTTACCAGCGATGTTATTGTTTCGCTCATTGGTGTTTATTTCTTCGGAGAGTCTCTGAATACTATACAATGCATTGGACTCGTTCTTTCACTTGCAGGAATAACTCTATTAGGAGCACACGATGGTGATTCTGAAAACAGTAAAAAAGATGAATAATTTTTAATTTTTGATAGACCACTATTTACGCATTGTGATCGAAGAAGTTGTGGCGCTGGTTGTTGATCAAGTGGCTGAAGTACCGATCATTCTGATCATTAGTATCATTCTGTCCAGTGCTAGAAAGGCGAGACGAGCGGCGCGGACCTGCTGGCGGTGCTGGCGCTGCATATGCAGAGCGCTGAGGAGTCGTATAAGAGTCAGCAGATATCTTTGAAGGAAGACGAATAGTGTCCTCCAGTAGATCAAGGCCCTTACGAAGAATTTCGTGCACGTGATCGCGGTAATAGAGATCCTTGAGGGACTTAACTGAGAAGAAGACACGCGGCATCAGCGGTGTATTGACCTGGATGTTCTCATAACCATCCTCATCTAGGCAGACGCTCTTTAGAACGAGATAGAGGTAGTCCATCACCTTCTCCTTCGTGGACATCTCAATACGATGAGCAATCTCGCTGCCGGCATTCTGGTCGCGCAGCGTAATCTCATACTCATTTAGGTCGAGATTCAAACGAACCTTAACACTGTCATCCTCATTCTTGTTCTTCGTATCCTTGATCATAACAAGTTCAAGCGAGCAAGGAGAGTAAGTAGACGTCATTCTGGGTATACTTAAAAACTAGGGGGTAAAGCCGTTCAATTTTTGTTCACGATTTTTTATTGATTTTAAAACTGCTGATAGAAGCATCCGTTGTCATAAGTAAAGAAGTCATTAATCTTATCCTTATCGTCGACTGAAACACTATATGTCTTACCCTGAATCTCAATCGTACACGTCCAGATTTTGCCCTTCTTTGACTCCTGTAGCTTTTCCTTAATCTCCTGAATAAGAGACTCCTCCAGAAAGACAATTGAATTGTGGTCTACCTTATTACGGTAGTCTCCAGGAAACCAGAACTCAGGAAGAAACTCAGACCCCACACGAAAGCAAGGCGGAACCGATCCATAATCATCAATCTCAGCATAAGGAAACACTACACCCTGATCTTCGTGCCAGAACAGAAGGCCTTGATTCCTGTAGCTATGAGCGTGGAGCCACCAAAGAATATCACCGTGTTGCACCTTGAGGTTGTAAGTCTTGATTGCAAGATTAGCCCAGTACTTGAGATCATTGCTAGATAGATCTTCCCAGTCTGGCTTCAGTGTCTTGTAAATCGCCAGATCCTTCTGGTTGTAGCCAGGGCGCGACTTGATCTCTCGCAGAAAGAGGCGCTCCAAAGTCTCTGCACGAATAATCGTCTCAGACATTTTGGATTAAGTATGCTGTACTGATAGTATGTCAATAGTTCAATTTTATTTGGATTAATATGCGAAGAGTGTAGTTGCACGACCCCCGTAAATACGCAATATATTGTATGTCTGGGCAAAGATATACGTTATATAGCGATTCGTAAAGTCATCATTGATATTCTGTGTCTGACCGTGAAAGCCTAGACTTAGCTGAGCGTGCTGAATCTTATCCAGATTCGCCTCACCTGCAGGTAAGGAAATTGGACGCATTCCACTCTGCAAGCTAAATGGCAAATGATAATAATATCGATTGACCCACGGCGCCTTTCGCTGCTCAATGGCAGGTATCATAGATCGAAAGAGTGCTACATTTTCAGTACTATACCTCGTCAAAGTTTCCTCGTACGTCAGTGATAGCCAGCGAATAGGCTCTGAATCCCTCGTTGAAAATCCAGGTCTCACAGAAGATCCATAGAATCTCTCACCAATACCGCTGGCATCAGGCCACCAAGGCCCATTCGGAAACAGTGTATTACTCAGATCACGTGATGCCAGAAAGGGTGCATTGTAGGATGGCGCCTCATAGCGATTGCAGTAAAAAAAGAGATCTCGTGTTGGATTCGGAACAAATAAATAGCTTCTCAAAAATGTGTTCGATTGATTATCAGCCGGATCAAAGGCATAATGCTGCACAATCGGAGTCTGAATATCAGCAATACGGAATCGATTTGCCTCAGGCTTATCCAAGTAGATGTATTCGACGAGTAAATATGCATCTGTGATATTCAACGGAGACGGAACTGATACATCTGGGATTTCTGAAACCCGAGGTGGATTGTAAGATAAGGGATTCAGACCATTGAGTAAGTAGCCACTTGGATTTGTCTGATAAAATTTAGCACCTTCAAGAGGCCACAGATTGCCTCCTGGAACTGCTGTATCTGCCTGAGGATTAACACCATTTGTAACGATAGCAGGGATAACAGTATTATTGTAGGTTGAATTCAGATTCTGAATACGAGAATTTGTATAGTATAATGCCGAGACTGGGTTATACGAGATATTGATACGAACTTCATCTACGTTCAATGCATCAATTGGCAAAGCTAATGCAGGATCGTCTTTCGTAAACCAGAAAGGCAACGGCGTCACCACTTTCTGTGATACAGTATTGACACCGAAACTTTGCTGATTAAATCCATTATCGGCTCGGCAAAGCTGCCTATTTGCCTCGACTACCTTTTCGAGCGGCGTTTGAAACTCGTCTAAGACTTCCATCAGATTCCCTGGGATTGAATCAATCAATGAACCGCCAATAAAAAGACTTGCTTCGTTGATAAGTGCGTGCCCCAGACTATTCGTCCAGCTAAAGTAAGGTCCTGCAAATGTATTACCTGCTCTGACTGCTGCAGCCCTTGCCGTCAGCTGTGGCGTTGAGATATCTGGCATCTGAGTCACCAAGTAGACTCTAGCAACCAACTCACCATAGACTGGAAGACGTGCAACTGCAGTCGTTCCAAAGTTTGGCAATGTGTCAAAATCTATCTTAACCCACTGGGTTCCATAACGCCCCGCCTTAATAAACACCGTCTGAAATGAATCTAAACTTGGCTGATCCTTTGGCGGTTGAAGCCGCTCATCCTGAATGCCTGTAGAGATGACTTTCAATAGGCTCGCGACCATTTCTCCTTACTTGCCGCACAGGATTTAGACGGCCGGGCTAACCGCTCTAGATCGAGTTATGATCTGATAGGGCTTGTAAAACGTCGCCTGATTCATATGCTGTTTGCACGTATGAATCGACGGTAGAGGCTTAGAACTGTTCTGTGCAGCATTGTGTCTGCACTTTTTGCCTGATAAGCAGGTTCCCTCACACTTGTAGCGGTACTGCTCTCCCACCTTGACCTTATTTAAGAGCCACGCCTTGGAGGACTCATTGAAGAAATCAGCAGTAAACTCAGAGTTGCCTGCTGCCATCTTTTGTAAAATATACTTGATTGAAATTGCATAGGGTATTCAATTTTTTAGACACTTGAGCATTAAAAATCAATAACAAATTATATATCATTTATATGTATATGCCTTCCATCGTCTATGGTGGCTTGAGATATACACAAACAAGACACGCAATCTACTGTAAGAAATGTAAGGAAACAATCGAAAGCAAATATGTTCACGATTTCAGATATTGTTCCTGTAGAGCAGTAGGAATTGATGGAGGAATCTCTGATGGAAATCGTATATTAGGAGAGTTAACCGATATGGAAGATAGAAGTATGTATTGTGCGATTGTTCAGAAAAAGAAGGTATGGCTACCACAAACGGCTATTGAAGAACATTTTCGAAATAACCGATTATTTATTAGAGTACCCGATTAAAGAAATTTAGTCAATAAACATCTTATTACAGATTCCATTTTCAAAGCGAAGCCACTGAAATCCAAAGACAAACACGTGAACTTCCCACTCTGTATCATCTACTCCTCCAGGTGGCTTCACTTCCAGTGTTAACCGTAGAGAACTTAGACGACTCGCATTCATTGTGCCACTCGGATTATGCTCTGATGGGCGAGCAGCAAATGAGTAGCCATACACAAATGCATCATAGGATACCTTGCCCCCTTTGTGTGCACGGCTAATATGAGACCGAAACCACTCTTCATCCTTGCTAATAATATCGATTCCATTAGCCTGTATCTTTGCTTTCGACAGTAGGGGAACAAGTGGAGCAAAGGTCGGATTATAATCTTTTTCTAGAGTCGCACTAAAGTTTGTCCAGTCATTGTTGAGTGTGACGGCCGCCTTTCGTCTCAAGACCCAGAGAATCTCTTCAACCGGTGAATTTGCTTCAAGCGGAAGCTGAATGGTAATTGTATCACTACCCGTCTTATTTAGAACATATTTCATCGGCTCAGTAAAGTCAAATTGCTGAATTTCTCTGTATCCACGCTCAAATGTCTTATGATACAAGCTATCGCGATAGGGTCCATCCACCAGAACACCATAGGTTAGAAGTTGGATATTTCGTAAATCTGGAGGATACTGCGCAGTTGTAACTGGTCTTATCGGACGACCAATAATTCCTGTATCAAAAAATCTAAAAGTCTTATTCATCGGTGTGTCAGTACACGAGGCTCTTGCACCTGACGCAATTCGTACAATCTGATCAAATCTCTTAAGAGTAACCCTCACCCGAATGGTTCCATCACGACACGCAAGAAGTGGAAAAGTCTCCTGAAGACGTTCACGCATTAATGAAAAGGCAAGAGGAATCGTGATCCATCCATCTTCTGTAGGAAAAATCCGTGTTGGCGGCCAGGCTTTGATATCTGCAATTGAATAACGACCTTCTGCAGATGCACCTCCAACTTGTGTATTTAATTCTGGAAATAAAACTGACACTACTGCACACGCATCACCTGTAATGCGCTCAAGAACCTGATCATTTACCTCAAGAGTTGCTTCTTCAAGCAATGAAGTTCCCAATGAATTAATATACGTCCACACATCTGAAGGATTCGTATACTGATACCGATTACTTGATATTAACTGCTGCTCAAGTCCTGTAAACCAAGATGGCATCTGCACTTGAATAAAGAGACCCTGCAGTAAATCTCCACAATCTAAACTATTGATTTCAAACGTAAATCTCTGACCAAGCTCAGCAGGTCCAAGAAATGTGAATTCACGCAAGACTGATGAAAACGGAATGGTTTGCTTTAACTCTCCACGATAAAACCGAGTGATATTCGTCGTTAATGGAAAAAAGAGTCCATCTTGATCATCACGACTTACTAGATCTAGTAGGGTTGTTGCTTGTCCTCTTGGTGCCTTCGTTCCATAACTATCTTTGGAACTGATGTCCATCTACTTGGTGCCCGTGCTTCCAAATCCACCAGATCCGCGCTCCGTCTCATCCAAGCTATCTACATAGACCACCTGCCGAATCCAACCCAGATTAGGTGCAAGAATCTGAAACAGTCGAGTTCCAGCATCAACACTCATTAGATGCGATCCTACTGATACAATCGGCGCCTTGAGTTCACCCCGATAACTCTTGTCAATAATTCCACGACTATTTGCCATCATAAATCCAGTCTTGAAGATGGATGACCGGGGTTCCAGAGTATAGTGAGACCCTTCCTCAAAGGTATCACCATTAGGAAGAAGAGTACGCTTGATCATTCGGGCCTTAATACCAAGAGGTGCTAGTAGTGCTACAGGTGTTGGGGACTGCTTAGCAACAATCCGGACATCATATCCTGCATTGTCAGCGAGCAGATTCTCAACTGTTCCAATTGCAGGATAAAACTCTGCACCTTCAGGAAGTACGACGATCTCCAAACGGTATGTCGGATCAGAAGCCATACTTTGGAGTAGACCAAGGCAAACAGTCAATTTTTTGAGTGGGGCTAAATTTGAATGCAAGTAGCCGCTATTTTTCAGGCATTCAGGACAAGATGAGTTCAATGGAGTATCTTATCCCTACTGAGGATGATCCTCCTAAGAATGTTGAGGAGGCTCATCATATGATCAAGTTTCACACTAAGATCTTTGTACTTCTAACGAGTTTCCAGCTTGTTGCCGTTCTTGCCAATCAGCCATTTGTAGCCCTCAATATCATATTCTGCCTGTATA